ATGCGGCCACCTCCGCCAAGAAGCGCGAGGACACGAAGAGGGGCAAGCAGCACAGCAAGCAGCCCGAGAAGATTGCCAAGAAGACGGCGAGGCATAGACGATGAGCCTGACCGACGCAGAGAAAAATCGATTAAAGAAGGCTGGCCTGACCGGCCTGAATAAGCCCAAGCGGACCCCGAACCACCCGAGCAAGAAGGGGGTGGTTGCGGTGCGGGACGATGGCAAGATGAAGATCATCCGCTTCGGTGACCAGAGCATGGGGCACAATTACTCCGAGGAAGCACGGAAGAACTTCAAGGCGCGCCATGGCAAAAACATCAAGAAGGGCAAGACCTCTGCCGCCTATTGGGCAGATAAGGTTTTTTGGGCAGGTAAGGGAGGCTCTAAGAAGTCTCCTCCGAAATCTCAAAAGCAGAAGTTTGGGAAGAGCTGATGGCTATCTCACGAGCGCAAGCAGGCAAGCAGACCAAGAACGCCCCGGCCTCCAAAGGCAAGAAGCAGGCCAAGGTGAAGAAGGTCATGAAAGAGTTCAAAGAAGGCACCCTCAAATCTGGTGGCTCAGGCCGAAAGGTTAAGAGCCGGGATCAAGCGATTGCCATTGCCATGTCCGAGGCAGGCATGAAGAAGAAGAGGAAGAAAAATGGCTAAATACAAAGACGACTTTAAAAGCACCCTTAAGATGTTTAGCCCGGCCTATGCGATGGCTACGGACGGGGTAAAGGGGCTTGGCGATACACTTCTAGGCAAGGCATTGCTTCTTAATCCGACTACTCGGGGCATGGTGAAAGATAAAATTCCGGGGGCAGGAGATCGAGAAAAAGAAGAGGCAGCAAGGATGGCAGAGCTTGATGCTGCAAAGAAAAACCTTCTTGCTGGTCGAGCTGCCCAAAAGCCCATGATGATGGCTGGCGGCGGTATGACTTCCCGCAAGCGCCCCATTGATGGCAAGGCAACCCGTGGCAAGACCAAAGGACGGGTTTGCTAATGACCACCAGCGGCACCTATACGTTCAACCTTGATCTTGGCGAAGCCATCGAGGAAGCGTTTGAGCGTGCCGGTCTGGAGGCTCGGAGCGGCTACGACTACCGCACGGCCCGGCGAAGCATCGATCTCCTCATGCTTGAGTGGCAGAACCTTGGCCTCAACTTGTGGACAGTAAAGGAAGGATCTCAGGTACTTACGCCGGGCACGAACAGCTACACCCTAGATCCCAAGGTACAAGATATTATTGAGGCGTACCTGCGTACAGATTCTGGCAATGTTTCCAGTCAGTTTGACCAGAGTATGTCGAGGATCTCAGTCAGCCAATATGCACATTTGTCGAACAAGCTGACCCAGTCAAAGCCCTTGGAGTATTACGTTGAGCGCAGCCCGTCAGGAATCACGATCAAGCTCTGGCCCGTCCCCGATAGCCAAGAGACCTATACTTTCGGCTATTACTACATGGAGCGAGTCGAAGATACGGGCAAGCCTGCATCCAATAACATGGACATCCCGGCGCGGTTCCTTCCGTGTCTTGTGGCCGGTCTGGCATACAAACTGAGCATGAAGTACGCCTCCGCTACGGATCGGGCGGCCATGCTCAAGGCTGACTACGATGAGCAGTGGATGATGGCCTCGGATGCAGCCCGGGAGAAAGCGTCCCTATTTGTTGCGCCTGGGGGGTACACATTTTGAGTTACGCCGCTGGCAAGTATGCGTTTGGTTATTGCGACCTAACGGGCTTCCGCTACCCGAAAAAGGATCTCGTGCCCCTGGTGGTGAATCAGCGCCGCACGGGTTTACTTGTGGGGCGGGATGTCCTCGACCCTGATCAGCCGCAGCTTCAGCTCGGGAAGGTCCGCACCAACGATCCTCAGGCGCTGCGCAACCCGCGCCCTGATCAGTCGCAGGAGGAGAGTCGCAGGCTCTTTGCCTGGAACCCGGTTGGCGGCGGGATTACGGCGCTCGGCAGCAGGACGGTCGGGCTGGACATTGAGGCCCAGGTGGGCCGCGTGACGGTGGTGACCTCCTGATGGCCTGGACATTCACAACGCTCAAGACGGCAATCCAAGATTACTTGGAGACCACCGAAAGCACCTTCGTTGCCACCCTGCCGACGATCATCCAGCAGGCAGAGGATCGCATCCTCAAGAGCGTTCAACTGCCCGACTTCCGCGTCAACAAGACCGGCAGCATGACCACCGGCAACGCATACCTGCAGGTGCCTTCTGATTTCCTGGCACCCTACTCCCTGGCAGTGGACAACAGCGGCTATGAGTTCTTGTTGTTCAAGGATGTGAACTTCATCCGCGAGCTGTACCCAGATGCAACGGCCACCGGGGTGCCCAAGTATTACGCGATTTTCGATGACAACTCGTTCATCGTCGGCCCGACTCCGAATGCAGACTTCAGCGTAGAGCTGCATTACTTCTACAAGCCCGAGTCGATCACCGTATCGGTCAGCGGCACGAGCTGGCTTGGAGATCATGCGGAAAGCACCCTGCTTTACGGCTGCCTTGTGGAGGCCTACACCTTTCTGAAGGGTGACGCGGATCTGCTTCAGCTTTACATGGCCCGGTATGAGGACGCCCTTGCCAAGCTCAAGTCGCTAGGTGAGGGGTATAATACGACCGACAGTTATCGATCAGGCGCCGTAAGGCAGCAGAGGGCCTAAATGTTTGATGTATCTGTAACACATAGCGGGACGGTTAACGTCGTCACCACGAGCAATCACGGTCTCCCGGTAGAGCATTGGGCAGACCGGGCTTCTGACACCATCATCTCGGTGGGGCAGCAGAGCCACCCGGTTATCGCTGAGCAGGCAAATGCCTTCAAGGACACGATCCGCCATGTGGTCCTGCACTACATGAAAGAGGCCGTGAAGAGCGATAGAACAACCCTGATTGCGTCCCTGGAGAAGGCGGGGCAGCAGGACATGGCAAACCTACTGAGGGCAAAGTAATGGCTATCACTCAGGCTGTATGCACCTCGTTTAAGCAAGAGCTTTTACAGGGCATCCACAATTTCACGAACGGTTCTGGCGGCGGGACGACCACCACCACCGGCACCGGCAATGCGTTCAAGCTCGCGCTGTACACCAGCTCGGCTACCCTGGATGCCACCACCACGGCCTACACGGTGACCAACGAGGTGTCCGGTACGGGCTACAGCGCAGGCGGTGGCGCCCTCACGAACGTCACTCCGACGACCTCTGGCACCACGGCGCTGACGGACTTTGCGGATCTCACGTTCTCGTCGGCCACGATCACGGCCCGGGGCGCGCTGATCTACAACTCGTCCACCACGGCAGGCACGGCTGATCGGGCAGTGCTGGTGCTTGATTTCGGCGGGGACAAGACCTCGACCGCTGGCGACTTCACCATCCAGTTCCCCACGGCGGACGCTTCCAACGCAATCATTCGGATTGCATAAGGAACCGTAATGGCTAACGCCACGGTTGCCTTTGAGGGTTGGGATAGCTCAACCCATGGTTGGGGGCAGGGCGGCTGGGGCGAAGGTATTGCCGTACCCGGCATTACCGCAAATGAAGGCACGGTCACTGTCGATGCCCAGGCCGTTGTATCGGTCACCGGGCAGGCTGTCACCAGTGTTGTCGGCACCGTCACCGTTGTTGCAGAGGCTGTGGTCTCCCCCACGGGAGAGGAGATCACCTCGGCCAGCGGCACGGTCTCTATCGTTGCAGAAGCAAACGTCCCGCTCACCGGCAATGAGGCGACCGCCAGCGAAGGCACCGTAACGGTCGATGCTGCGGCCAATGTGCCGGTCACAGGCGAGGCTCTGGCGCTCCAGCAAGGCTCTGTGACGGTAACGGCAGGGGCAACCGCAGCGGTCACTGGAGAGGCCATCACGGCGTCTGCAGGCACGGTTACGGTTACAGGGATTGCAAACGTATTCCCCACCGGCCAAGTGGTCACTCTATCCGAAGGCACGGTCACTGTTGCTGCAAACGCAGATGTCCCTGTCATCGGGCAGCAGCTCAGCATTCAGGTAGGGAAGGTTCAGGTCTGGGGGCTGGTTGATGATGCTCAGACCGCAAACTGGGTGGATACTGGCGGTGGTCAAACGGCGGCGTGGTCAGAGGTAAACACGGCTCAAAACCCTAACTGGCAGGAAGTCGCCTGATTAAATGTACAATGGCCCTGGGCCAAATGACGAGGTAAGAACATGGCAACCTATGTAAACGATCTTCGCCTGAAAGAGATCGCTACTGGTGACGAGGCAGGCACCTGGGGAACCTCGACCAACACCAACCTCCAGTTGATCGGCGAGGCCCTGGGCTACGGCACGCAGGACTGCTTCGCCTCGGACGCGGACGCCACGACCACGGTCGCTGACGGCGCCACGGACCCGGCTCGCGCCATGTACTTCAAGGTGACCTCCTCGGCCACCCTGACCGCGACCCGCACCCTGACCATCGCCCCGAACACGGTCAGCCGGGTGATGCTCATTGAGAACGCCACCACCGGCTCCCAGTCCATCGCCATCTCCCAGGGCAGCGGCGGCAACGTCACCATCGCCAGCGGCCAGACCAAGATGGTCTACCTCGACGGGGCGGGTTCTGGCGCGGCTGTGGTTGATGCCCTGGCGGATCTTGAGCTGGGCACCATCACCGTCGCCAACCTCACCGCCACCACGGCGGACATCAACGGCGGCACCATCGACGGCGTGACCATTGGCGGGTCGAGTGCTGGGGCGGGGACGTTTAGTGGTCTGACGGTTGCAGCATCAGTACCAACCATTAATTTTGAAGATACTGATGGAAATACGACACACACGATAGCTGGTGGTGGCAACGGAGATTTAAATATATCGGTTGACCCAACAGATACAGGCACTAACTCTAGTAATTTTAGAGTCAGTGTTGATGGTAAAACATTTCAACAAATTGATGCTACAGGCGACATCTCCTTCTACGAGGACACCGGCACCACGCCTAAGTTCTTCTGGGATGCGAGTGAAGAAAGCTTAAACATTGGCACTACCTCTGGGACAGCCGACAGGCGGCTACATATTACGGGCGCAGGCCCCAGCACTGCTGCGAGCCAATTTGGCATTGTCGCAAACCCATCGTATCCAACATCAGTGACGACTAATGTTTTTAACCTTTACACGGGGCCAAACTTAACATCAGGCACAACCCTTACCAACCTCTATAATTTGTATTTAGAGGCAAACAACATTACCGGCTCAACGGTAACTAACTCTTTTGGCTTGTATCAAGCAGGGAGTGGGGATAAGAATTACTTTGCAGGCAACGTCGGGATTGGGACGAGTTCGCCTGCAAGACCATTAGAGGTTTTAGGGAGTGGTGACACTTTAGTTAGAATCACTGGTGGTTCTGGAAATGCTAAAGGAATTGAATTTTATAAGGGCAGTGGAACTGCAACACAACTTTACAATGTTTCTGATGATTTAAGAATATTTACAAACGCAGCAGAAAGAATGCGTATTGATGACAGCGGCAACCTCGGCTTGGGCGTGACGCCGAGTGCGTGGAGTTGGCGAGCTTTGCAAGTTGGTTCGTTTGGTGGATTTTTTGCAACCAATAGTGCAGCTTATGCTTCATACCTTGGAAATAACGCCTATTACAACGGGACAAACTGGGTATATCTCGCCAGCTCAGGCGCAGTGCATTACGAACTTGCAGGAGGCGACGGGGCGCATAAGTGGTACACCGCCCCCTCCGGCAC